TGTTTTGTAAAGAGAACGGCCTTCCATGGCATCCATCCACATTTTGTAGAATAGATTTAGACCGTTTGGTGTAGAAACAATAATTACTTTTGATGTTTTACCAGATGAGATAACAGGGTAAGTAGATGTAAAGAAGTCTACCGCCATGTTATGTGGCACAAACGCAAATTCATCAAGAAAGATTAAGTTGTATGTACCACCTCGAACACCCGCTGCTGACGTAGCGTAAGCATAAATCTTTGAACCGTTTTCCAGTTCTAAAGAACGTTTGTTCCAGTTGATAATACCTTGCTGCAACCAGTGTGGAAGATATTCGTATGCTTTTTGAATCTTTGCAAGAATGTCTTGTGCAAGTTGAAGTTTGTTGGCAAGAATACCAATGACAAATTCTTCATTGAACAAAGAACACCACAACATATAACCAACAGTGGTAGTTGTTTTACCGACTTGTCGTGGCATCTTACATATTGTAAAACGATTATTATGAAACTCGTTAACCATTTCTTTTTGAAAGTTCCACATGTCAAATGGAACAAGACCACGGTCAACGTTGACAATCTTTACGTAGTTTACAATAAAGTATACTGGATCTTCAGCACACTTTACATACTCTTTGACTTCTTCTTCTGTGAGGGATAATTCAACACCGACTTTTTTGAGTCGTGCATTACCAAGATATCCAACTTCCATGTTTTAACGTGTAAAACTTCTCAACATCCAGCCATGTTTTTGATGAGCATCCATAATGTCTTGCAAAAAGTTACCAACTGCTGGTTCATCAGCAGCATCGGCAAGAGCAATACCTGCACGAAGTTCAATGATATATTTGTCATTGTCGTTAGCAAGTTCGCTCATCATAATCAATGGTGATGGTATTGCTACTATATCATTTACTTTTGATAGTTCCATCATTCGTGCTAACGTGGTAGGTGCATAAGAATTCAATGCACGAATATGTTCTGCAATTGTATCTGTCTGATCAAATACAGATTCATAGAAGTCACCTAAGAAACCGTGATATTGTGCAAAATCTGGACCCTCTACGTTCCAGTGAAAAGTATGTGCCTTAAAATACAAACCAAAGTTTGTACCAAGGATAACTTTCATTTGTTCGATTAATTGTTCCATAGTCTTATTTGTTAGATTTAATCATTTTTAAAAGTTCAGTTGTGGAGCCAACAAAGACTGCTTTATCTATGTTGACTCCTTTTGCGGCTTCAGATTGGGGTGCAAGTTCTCTTTTTGTTTTCTGAAGTTCAAGCAAATCTTTATTCATCTCGGTTAAATTTTTCATCATATTAGCCAAGACTTCGTATGCTCTCGGTGATTCTGATTGATTAGCCACATACGCTAAATCGTTCAGTGCTTTGTTACCTGTGTCAATTAATGTGCGAATATTTTCACGTGCATAATTAGTATCCGTTTCAACAATGTCTGATGTTTCTACAACCACAGGCATAGTTTGAACAGGTTTTGTTTCTTCTATCGGTTCAACGTCAAAGATTTCGGATAAATTTTTATTTAATTTTTTCATGATAAAGTATCGGGCCATTCTTTAATCGTTTCGATATAACCATAACTACTGTTAGGCAATGCTGTATTTGGAGTAGGTTCAGTAATTATAGCGGTAGCGTTGATTGAACTGATATCCAGTGTCGATACGTTATATCTTGCGCCCGAATAATCGCCAGTCAATGTATAACCAGTTTGAATATATTTATTGCCATCAGTAATGACTAATGTGCCAAGAGATGTGTTACTAAAGAACTCTACTGTACCAACAAATCCATTTGCAGTATCACGTAATGTTTCGCCAGTTGTAAACACATTGTTACCATTTGCAAAGTCAACATAAACTTTTTGCAATTGTCTGGATGTAAGATCAATGTTGAGATTTGTGTTGGCTTGATTAATAATTTTGCCAGATTTAACTGGCGGCCAGATGAAACTCTTGGCAGTAAATGTCAAATCCCAAATAATCAATCTTGTTGTTCCATCAGACATGCCACCTTCATACTCAACTGTAGATGCAACGGAATTGAGTATAATAGGCACATTATATTTCTGATCCATTGATGGAATAAAATCTACAACAACGTTGAAATCTGGCGTAAAGAATGGCAAAATCTGTTCTAGTATCTGTGTGCCATCTTCTGTATTGCGAACATAGATTGATAAACTAAATTCAAAATTATACGGTACAGGAAGATATTGTGTGCTTACACCACTGTTTGTGGCAGCAGCAAAATTTTGTAACGTCGAAACTTGTTTGCGATTTACATCATATTCCAGACTGTCAAGATTAAATGACATACGTGGAACAACAGTGTTGATTGATTTGATAAGATTAGGATCAGAAGTTATCTGTGTGAGATAGCGTTCTTTTGGTCCATATGATAATGGAACTTTTTGTTTTTCTCTTGGCAAACCTGATTGTGTGTAGCGAACAATCTCCAAATCATTGAACATTGTACCAAACACAACCACCATCTTACGAATGGTGCGGTGATAAAATTGTGCGTTACCTAACATTATGGTTCACCAAAAGGATTGATTTCAGTGAAGTCAATTATACCATCACTTGCTGCCTCAATACGAGCATTGTCAAAGATATCTTCAAACGCATTGTTCGTTGTTGCTGCATCGGATGCAAGTGTCACCGTCCACTGTGCGCTGCTTGTGTTACCTTTCACATTGGCAGAGGTCGTAAAGTCTCCTTGAATACGATAAACATCAATGTATGCATTTGGTTGGAAATCATATACTAGTGCTTGTGTTGTAGCGTTAGCCAACGATGAACCTTGATACACAATCTCATCGTTTAAAAACTTACCTGCACCTGAACCTAATGAAATACGGACTTTTGGATAGTAGTTACGAATATTATTGTCTATGTCAGCAATACCAGTTTCAATAATCTCATTTGAGAACACATACTGTTTCAATTTTAAAGCATACACATATACATTACCACCACGACCACGGCCTAATGTATAAAACATTGCTTGATCGTTTTCACTTTCAACGCTGGTAATCTCAAAGAAACTGGTAGTCATTGGTATGTAAATTAAGTCACCCTCAAGTGGTCTTGTGTAACCATTGACTGTATATCTAAATCTAAGGCGTGACACTAACATTGTAATTTCGTCACGAATTTCTAAACCGAACTTAGATATAAAGTCTTGATCGCCATCAAAGCCTGTAACATTCTCAAGATACATTTCAATTGCATGTGCGGTAAGATACTGTTTCAGTCCATCTTCACCATACAGATAATCTACTTCATCACGTGTTGTTCGTGGAAGATAATAAACATCCAAGCCATAGATTTTAAGTGCCTCTATGACCAAATCTTCAACAAGCAGTTGCTCCGGTGTAATCGGAGCATCAGCAAGTCTGCTTGGAAAATTATTAAAATAAAAATTAGTGGACATTATCCGGTAAATATCTCAGAAGGTAGTGAACCCATTTGATAAATCTGTTCTTCCATTTCTTTTATTTCTTCAGACGCTTCATCGTAAATCTTTTGTCCATTGAGTGTTACACCACCAGGCATTTGAATACCCTCAAACTTTTTGAGATTGTTTCCCCATTGTTGTTTGATTTTTGCTGTTGCTAATTGTTTCAGAAAACGGTCATTCCACACATCTGTTGTACCTTCAATTGTCATAGTAGAAGCGGTGTGAGTTAGTGTAGGTGAACCAATTAAATCCATACTTGTTGGTGAAGCAATGTTTTTCACTTGAACTGATTCACCACCAATGGTAATAAAATCAAACGGCACAATTTCTTGATCAAACTTTGTACCTGTTCCTGTAATTGTGTTTGAACTTGGACTACCAGAAACGGTTCCGGTAAGTGTTACTGTATCTGGTTGCAATACACGATAACATTCAACAACAATATAATCTCCTGGTTCCACATCACGTGTCCAATCAATGTCTAAATTAATTTTATTTTGGCGACGATTGAAACGAAACTGTGGTGTACCAGAGAACAACAAATTCAATGTACGTAAATGCTGCATTGTAATTTCATAGGACACATACGATACTGATGTGAAATCATACAAGTCATGTAAACGTAATTGATAACGCAGGTCAAACATATTGATTGATGCGTTGGATTGATCAAACGGAAAAATACCAGTTACAAACTGAACGGCATCCGGGCAATAAATCCATTGACGATTAATGTCCGCTTGTGTGATTTGATGCTTCATGAAAAGTTTTTCTGTGCCATCGTAATGATAGTCACGCCAAAAAGCAAGTGCATCGTCAATGCGATCCTCTACTTGGTCATCATCTACGTTGATTTCAATCACTGGCCACCCTAAACGGCGCAGGCAATAATCTTTAAATTGTCGTCTTGTTGAAATACTCATTTTTACATTCCGCCAAATAGAAATGCATCATCGAAGATGTCTGGTGGTGAAACAATATTGTTACCACTTACGGCATTGTTAGCAATTAAATTACCAGTAATTTGTCCAGAAACAATGTTGTTACCTGAAACGGCATTAGAAGCAATCAAGTTGCCTGTTATATTTGTAGGTTGAATTAATGCTGAACGCACTTTCTGTATCATTTAATGCCTTATGGATTTTGATTTCTTGCAAGTTGAAAACTAGAATTTGATGCCAATACTGTATACACATTTGCTGCTGTTTTAAATATATTAAACGAATACACATCAATTGATTCTTGTTGTGTTGTAGCAAAACTTGGAGCGGAGTTACCCAGCCACCAAGGAGTTTGTAATACACCATCAACATAAACATTTGCACGATAACGTGTTGCACCCTGTCTCAATAAAATTGCGGATGTTACAGTTTGTCCAATACTTAATTGTGAATCTAAAGTATTTTGTGTATTGGCTCTAAAATTAAAAGTTACATTTGCTGTTGTGTTTGATGAAAAGAAATATAACACATTGTTTTGTAAATCAATGTTTACATTACCACCAACAGCGGTTGTATATACGTTGCCTGTTTCAAATACTTGAGTAAGAGATATTTTTAGATTTGATGCTAAATTATTTGCACTAACAGCATTTAGACCAATCTCATTACCAGTCACAGCAAGGTCGGAGATGTGATTTGAACTAATTGCTGAAGCACCAATTAAATTACCTGTTATTGTGCCAGCAACAATATTATTACCACGAACGGCATTACTTGCAATTTTATTTCCTAAAATTGCACCATCTGCTATACGACCAGATTCTACTTTTTGTTCAGGCATTATACTCTTCTTTTAAACTTAATTTTCTTTTATTTATCTTATGTCCATCTGAGAATGACTACACCAGAACCACCGGCACCACCAAAAGCAAATCGTGAACCGCCGCCACCGCTACCCGAAGAAAATGTTGCATCGTTTGCATTACTACCTGGTGCTGCACCAGCACTTGCACCATATAAAGGGTTTACTGTACCCGCACTAAAAGGTATTCCACCACCACCTCCACCACCAGCATAACCCGTATTTGATCCTGTGATAGTATTAAAAATTCCTATGCCACCAAGACCTCCAGCCCCAACAGACGGTGTGCCTCCGTTTCCACCTGCACCACCTGCACCACCTCCACCACCACCCGCACCCGAACTTCCTGGAGCATGTTGTGAACCACCGCCATTATTTCCTTCAGATGGAGTATATCCTCCAGCATTACCTAACCCCCCAGTTGCCGGGTCATTACCTGGACGAAGTGATCCACCTCCACCAGAACCACCACCTCTACCATAGTTGTCGCCGACATAACTTCCAGGAAAAACACCACCAGCACCACCACCCGTTGACCATACAGCAGGAAATGGCGATGCACTCCAGATGCCAGAATTAGAACCATTAGATGCTAAACCAGGCGCACCCGCTGCTTTTGATCCACCAGCACCAACAACAATTGTATATGTTGTTCCAGGAGTAACTGATAAAGACGAACTTGTTCGATATCCCCCCGCACCACCACCAGCACCAACATCATTGGATGAACTACTACTTCCACCGCCACCACCAGCAACAACAAGATATTGAATAGATGTTACGCCAGCGGGTACGTTCCATGTTGCTGTGTTAGAAAATACTGCTATCTTATTTTGTGTCGCAGAGATTTTGATGACGGCAACACCTGAACCACCGGCACCAGCAGTATATGCTCCATAAGACGGAAAAAGTTGACCCGCACCACCACCACCACCTGTTCTTGGACTTCCGCTAGTGGCATTGAAACCTCCCGATGAACTTGGAGCGTGTCCTCTTGCCCCATTCCCACCACCAAAAGGTGTGCCTGTTAAAGTACCATATGGCGCATAACCACCGCCACCAAATGCTGGAGTTCTTGAGAGAACATCCGTGCTTCCACCACCACCGCCACCATAAGCAACATTTGAACCTGTGATTGTTGAAAAAATTCCTATACCGCCATTACCTGCAACACTTGAAGTAGCATTAAATCCGTTGCCACCAGCACCACCGCCACCGCCACCGGTCGTATAAGTTGCAAGATCACTACTTCCACTGCCACCATTAAATCCTTGACCGGGTGTTCCTAATGCACCAGATGTGTTTCTTGCACCGCCACCACCGGAACCACCCGATAAAGCAGCAGCAGACGAACCGGGTCCTGTAGTGGTGCCACCTCCACCACCTCCTATGGCAGTAAAGATAGATGCATTTGCCGTGTTACCAGCAGACAATATGGTGCTTACGCCATTTGATCCCGCAGATCCTTCAGTAGCAGCACCAGAGCCACCTGCGCCAATTTGAATTGTGTATAGTTGATTTGGTCCTACAGGATATCCCACCCCTTGCAAAATTCCACCGGCACCACCCGCACCATAATTACCACCACCACCGCCACCACCAGCAATCAATAAGTAATCAATTGTTGTGACACCTTGTGGAATTCTAAACTGTCCCGTATTTGCAAAGAAGTAAATTCCATTACCAGTTGGTTGTTCTGTGTAACGAAGAATGACTACACCAGAGCCACCAGCACCACCAGAAAAGGCGTCACCACTAGGACCTCCTACTTGTCCACCACCACCGCCACCACCACCAGTATTAGTGTTTGCAGCACCACCATTTCCATCACCTGTACGACCAAAACCACCACCACCTACACCACCAGGCGCATTTGATACTCCAGTGCAAGCGCCACCGCCACCACCTCCAGCATATGCTGTATTAGAACCAGAAATTGTCGAGAATAAGCCTGCGCCACCAGCACCACCTCTTGTGCTTGGTACACCATTGCCGCCCGCACCACCTGCACCACCACCGCCTCCACAAGATGTGCTGTCAGTGCTTGTACCAGCACCGGCGTGTGTGCCCCCTGCATTTCCAAATGCGCCACCCACCCCTCCGCTACCTGTGCCACCACCGCCGGCGCCACCAGCACCAGAACCGGATGCATTTCCGTTGCCTCTACCAGGAGTAACATCTGAACCAGAATTGTAACTTACAGAACCAGCACCACCATCAGACCATATAGCAGGAAATGGTGATGCAGACCAAATACCAGAATTTGAGCCGTTTGAACTATATGTACCAACGGCACCAGCAGGAGCCGACGCCCCACCCCCACCGACTTGAATAGTATAGGTTTGACCGGGCGTTACAGATAAATTTGCACTTGTTCTGAACGCTCCTGCACCTCCCCCACCACCACAAGCCGACAAATAAAAAG